AAGGTCCATCGTGACTCGAAACTCGAAGTCTGACGGGGGTGGGATCGTCGATCAATACTCTCAGATTGACGATTGACGAGTGTTAAGAGACCTTGTTGGGTATACAAGACCAATTCGGTATCTTGACCCAGTTGGAGGTGACGCCATGAGGCGTTTTCCGCAACGCTTGCGCTAGGAGCACAGCTTCTGCACGGCCCATTGTCATCTTGGCTCGATACTTGGCGGTCGCCGATTGGATACAGACCAAGTGACGAGTGCCCTTCTTGGTTTGCATCGGCTGGATATACACTTCTTGGATGTTGAACTTGCTCATTGGGTATCTCCTTTGTTGGATGTGGGGTGCGGCATTACGAACGTAAAGAACGAGATCGTTAGGACGATCGTGGATAGTGCGAATACGATGATTGAGTCGATAGGCATGACTTACTCCCCCAACACTACTTTGGCTTGGGCGTACTGTTGCTCGGCATAGGCACGGTTTGCCCTAACTTCCTTCTCGTAGAGGTGGCCTTCGACCTGGCAGCGTCCGATATCGGTTAAGATCGCAGTGCCTAGGCCAAAGAACAGGCTACCTGTTACTGCTTCGACTGCGAGCATCGTTGCTCCTTGAGTACCTACTGACTTGGCAATCGCTTTAGGGCTCCATACCCCGCCGTCTTTGTCGTTGCTGTATAGCTGATTGACAATGCCGTGTGCCAATGCGGTAGTGGCGAGGGCTTTCGCTTTTGCTTTTGCTTGTTCGAACATGATGTATCTCCTTGATACTGGTTGATGCCGTAAGTGGCACAAAAGGAATTCCACCTAGGTTCAATGCGATTGCGGATGGACAAGGTTCCATATACGAAAACGGGATTGAAGGTGGAACAAGTCCGAATAAGTAGAAAAACGTGTGTGCCGGAAATACCCCATATTTTTTTGCCAATTTTTTTGTATCGTATTTTTCTCCTTTTATTGGTACACTTGCCTTTAATTATAGGTAACACCCATATTCTTATATGAAATTCGTGCCAGCCAAAAGAGAGAAGCTATTGCGCTCCATTGCTCGCACTGGGGGAATCCTTGAGTCACTGACTCACACCGGCGTCCATCGCTCGTCTTATTACAACAGAAGATCAAGGAGACCTGTTTTTGACCATGCTGTTGAGATCGCTCTTTGTTATCACAAGACCAAAAAAGCCAACGAGGAACTCAGTTACCTAACCGCAGGTGCTTTCCCAACTTCAGCGCTTTCTGAATGTTTAGAGCGTCTGATTGAAATTGACAAAAAACAGTGACACAGACTACGTTGAATACAGCATCAGGCTAATGGTGAGTAACGCCAAACTGCGCTCGATAGCGAAGAGTCTAAAAAGTGACTTGACCTGCATGTATGTACGCGAAATGTTGCTGAGTAACCGCTGGAGATGCGCCCAGACTAATGTGTTGTTCGAGTTTGACGGGAGTGGCCGCAACCCGTGGCAACCCAGCCTCGACAGAATAGACAACAAGAAAGGCTACGTAATCGGGAACGTGCAAATGGTCTGTTTGATTTACAACCTCGCTAAAGGGATGTGGGGTCCAGAGACGATAGAAGAACTGGCTTTAATTATGTCGGAGAATAATCTTGCCTGAGACGATAGCTGATCGTGATAAGTACTTTCTACTCAGTGTTTATGAGCAAGAAAATTTATCTCCACTGACTCCGCAGAAAGAAAAATTTTTATTATATTTTTTCCGAGGAATGTCCGTCGCCAGTGCAGCTAACGGCAGCGGCTTAGAATTACAGAAAGGACGCGACCTTTTACAAAGCACCGCTGGGCAAACTCTTCTCTCGCAACTCAGAACTCGTGAAGCAACGGATCTTGTAATAACGCGAGAGAAGCTAACAGGTATGTTGCTTGAGGCGCATTCACACTCGGCAACCGCCACAGAAGAAGTGGCTGTCATCCGAGAACTAGGCAAGATGCATGATCTCTACGCAGACTCGAAACGGCAGGTAGAGATCAACGTCACTAAAACAATCACCAACATTAATCAGATTGAACGCGCCAGCGACGATGAACTAATGAAATTAGCTGGCTCGACAATCGACCTAGATCCATCGTCCTACGCCCTAGAGTATGAACAAGCGGATGTAGCCGAGTGAAGATTGTCGAGCAACCATGTGCCAATTGCGAAAGCGTGCTGCCCACTACCCTCCTTTTGCGAGGGCTATGTGCCGAGTGCCGAGCCAAGGCAGATCTAGCTGAGACTAAGAAGAACCTCCCCGGATTAGTTGCCGACGGTAAGTTAATCCCCGGAAATGAAATGCCGATCACACGCAAGGCGTTAGGCAAGAAGCTTCAAGAGCATGAAAAGCGACTGGAGCAAGAGTTTGAACCAAGTGCTCAAGCCAAAGCAGAGCTTGCTAAACGCGAGCTTGCTAGAAGACGGCTGCTCCCGTTCGTAGAAAAGTTTACGCCGGACTATCAACCGGGCTGGGTGCATGTAGATATCTGCAAACGCTTGGAAGGATTCATGGAAGCAGTGGCGCGACGGGAATCACCTCGCCTGATGCTAGTCATGCCGCCCAGACACGGTAAAAGCCAGATCACCAGTAAACGCTATCCGGCTTGGGTGTTGGGCCATTACCCCAATTGGGAATTTATGAGCTGCTCATACTCAGGCGCTCTGTCCATGTCCTTTTCCCGTGAAGTACGTTCGGTCATGCGTGACCCCGCTTACCAACAGCTATTTAAGACTCGACTAGACCCTGACTCACAAAGCGTTGAGCAGTGGATGACCACAAACGGCGGAGGCTTAGTCGCGGCTGGTGTCGGTGGCGCGATTACGGGTAAAGGCGCACATATTTTAGTAATTGATGACCCTGTTAAAAACCGCGAAGACGCAGACAGCGAAACCGCACGGCGGAACACATGGGACTGGTATACGTCAACGGCGTATACCCGACTAGCTCCCGGCGGCGGCGTATTGGTAATACAGACGCGTTGGCACGATGACGACCTTTCTGGCCGGTTGGTGCAGGCGATGGAAGATGGCGGAGATGAATTTGAAATCGTTAACTACTCGGCCATAGCCGAAGAAGACGAGGCGTTCCGAAAGCAAGGCGAAGCGCTGCACCCACAGCGCTACGATGTAACAGCGTTGGATAGAATCCGCCGCGCTGTAGGTGAGCGGGATTGGCACGCGCTGTATCAAGGCAACCCCATCTCTGATGATGGCGCGTATTTCCAAAAACCGTGGTTCAAGATGTACGAACTACAAGAACTTCCAGATGCCGATGAACTGGTCTACTACACCGCTTGGGACTTGGCGATCGGCACTAAGGAAGAGAACGATTACACCGTGGGTATCACTGTAGCATTAGACCGCTTTGATAAGTTGTGGGTTGTCGATATGCAGCGTGGTAAGTGGGACGGTATGCAGATCGTTGAAAAAATAATAGACACTTGGGAACAGTTTAGATCCCAGATTACTGGGATCGAACGCGGTCAGATTGAATTGTCGTTGGGGCCGTTTCTCCAAAAGCGAATAGCCGAGCGTAACGCTTGGGGGCTTTACGTAGAGCCTATGAAAACAGGAAGGCGAGACAAACAAGCAAGAGCACGAAGTATTCAGGGCATGTTACAAGCTGGGCATGTCTTCATACCGTCACCAAGCGAGTGCTCTTGGTCTCTTACCATGCAGAATGAGATGTTGCGATTCCCTGCTGGCGTACACGATGACATCGTGGATGCCTTTGCTTGGGTCGGACTGCTTATTACTGACATGGCTCCTTCTCAGCCTAGGAAGCCGAAGAAGCCTCCTAGTTGGAAAGACAAACTTGATAAATTCATAAAGCCAACCAAGGACGGTGGTTCTTGGATGACCGCTTAGAGGCTAACTATGCACAAAGATACCAAAAGAGATCAGAAGACAATCGACGGTGAAGCTAAGACCGCCGAAGTTCAGTGGCACCGTTACGAAAGAGCGCGTGACCACGGGCATAACGAATATTTAGAGATGGCCGACAAATGCAACAATTTCTACATTGGAGACCAATGGGAAAAAGCAGATGCACAAGTACTTGCTGCACAGAAACGACCGGCGCTAACTATTAACATGATTCTCAGTACAGTAAATGCTGTGTTGGGTGAACAAACCGCAAGGCGTGTTGAGTTTAAATATAAACCACGGAACGGCGGCACTGAGGACACAGCATCTGTACTTACTAAATTATGTTCGGCCATTAAAGACGCCAATCACTATGACTGGGTGGAATCAGAGGTATTCGCAGATGGCATCATTCAGCATGGCCGTGGGTTTTTCGATATTCGCGTTGATTTTGATGACAACATGGTCGGTGACGTTGTTATACGAAGCGACGATCCGCGTGAGATCCTTCTTGACCCAGACGCTAAAGAATACGACCCAAACACATGGCGCGAGGTTTTTGAAACACGGTGGATGTCAGTCGATGAGATCGAGCAGATCTACGGCGTGGAAAAAGCAGAGCAAATAAAAAATATAGGCATTAACTCTAATCGGTTCTCTGCCGACTCGGTACAGTACAATGAGGAAACGACTTTCGGCGATGCGCGAGATAGCGAGGAGCAATCTTCGTGGGCACGCTCGATGGAAGAAGAAAAGTCGGTTCGCCAAGTACGAGTTGTTGAAAGGCAGCACGTAAGGTACGAACCCTGCTACCGGTTCGTAGATCCCGAAACGGGCGACACTAAAAAAGTGCCCAACACTTGGGACACGGAAAAAATGGAGGAGTTCGCCTACCGCACTGGCGTTCAACTTATCCAAAAAGTAGAGAAGAAGGTCCGATGGACTACGACAGCAGACCGCATCGTGCTCCACGATGACTGGTCTCCGTATGAAACTTTCACCAAGATCCCGTTCTTTTCTTACTTTCGACGCGGCAAGCCCTTTGGTCTTGTCACCAATCTAATATCACCACAAGAACAGCTCAACAAATTATCCAGCCAAGAGCTGCATATCCTCAACACGACAGCTAATTCCGGTTGGATCGTGGAGGCAGGTACTTTAAACGGCATGACCGCTGACGATTTACGCGACCAAGGTGCTGAAACCGGCCTAGTCATCGAAACAAACCCCGGACGGATAGGCGGATTGAGCAAAATCGAGCCAAATCGCCCACCTTCTGGGATTGAACGCGCTGCAATAAAGTCAGCACAATTTATAAAGGAGATTTCTGGCATAAATGAGGCGATGTTGGGCATGGAAGGCTCAGAAGTCTCTGGCGTTGCGCTCCAACAACAGACAATGCGGGGTCAGGTACAGATTGCCGTTCCTTTTGATAATTTACAGCGCTCACGCTATTTCGTTGGCCGAAAAATACTCGAATTGGTGCAGCAGTTCTACACAGAACCGCGTGTTTTTGCGATTGCTACTGAAGGGATGGACTTCAAGGACGAAAAAGACCAGCAATTGGGTATCAATATCCAAGAAGCTACAGGCGAAATCATAAACGACATCACCGTTGGCAAATACGAGGTCGTTCTTTCCACTATGCCAGCTAAAGACAGCTTCGATGATAGCCAATTTGCGGAAGCGTTGTCTCTTCGGCAGGTCGGTGTGGCTATTCCTGATGATCGTATCGTCGAATACAGCCATTTGGCTAAGAAGTTTGAGTTGTCTGAGGAAATCCGCCAACTTACTGGCCGTGGTGAGATGAGCGAGCAGCAGATGCAGCAGGCTCAGTTTGAAATGGAGATGCAAGCTCGCATGATGGCGGCAGAAACAGCTAAGGCTGAAGCTGAAGTCATGAAGCTAGAAGCCGAAACTATGAAGATCGCCGCCGAAGCAGCGATGCAAGAAGGTGGTGTTGACTCGCCTGAGTTTGAAATGCGCCGCGAAGAGATAGAAGCAGACCTTGTGAAAGCACGGGAGCAGTTACAACTACGCCGTGACCTCGCTTCCCTCTCAGCGCGTAGTCGCTTCGACCAAACCGCCTTGTCTACCAAGGGCAAAATTATCCAAGACCGTGCTTCGCAACAAGAGAAACGTCGCACGGAATTGGTTAAGGGCGATATGACTCGCCAAATGGAGCGGGAACGTGCCGCTTACCAGACACAACAACCCCAGAGGAAACCCCCAAAATGAGCGATAACGCCGCAGAAGCTGTACTAGATGAACCTGATTTTGCTGAAGAAACATTTGCTGGTGCCGATGAGCCGGAAAGCAGCACTGAACCCACTATTGATCGAGGAGATGTAGTTGCAGATTCAACGTCGGAACCAGTTGAGGAAGCAGTGGAACCTGCGCCAGAAGAGACCGAAGCTGAAAGAGAGCCAGGCGCTGAAGCTGAGGCTGAAGCCGAACCGGAAACCGAAGCAGTGGCTGAAGAAAGCAACAGGGATGCTTTCCAAATTCCTAAATCGAGACTCGATAAAGAAATAGCCCGTAAGAAAGCATTGCAGAACCAAGTAGAGGAATTGCAACGTAGGCTAGACGAACAACAGAACGGCGTAGCCCCCCAGCAAAGCGAATTTGTTTTTGAGGGTGGCGATGATCCGCGAAAGATGTTCGACAAAGTACTAGAAGGCGATCTGGATACTGCCAATGACTTGTTTTCCTCGATGGTGAGCAAAGCCGTCAATGCAGGAATTAGTTCCGCCACTCAAGGCATCGAGACACGCGTTCGAGATCAGGTGAAGCAGGTCCAACGGCAACAGACTGAAGGTGAGGTCGCCGAACAGCTTGAGAACACTTACGACTTTTATCGTGCTGACAGTGATGACTACGACGAAGGCTTGGTCGAGGAGACTTTAGCGATCCGAGATAGTTTTATAAATCGCGGGTACGAGCCAGCCGATGCAATGAGGCAGGCTGCTGATTACGTCATCAGGGTTAACAAACCCGAACTGATTGCTACGCAGGAGGCAGTAGCCCCTGCACAGCAAACCAGAAACCCCAACGCGGTTCAGAAGAATGTAGCAGCCGCCAATCAGCAACCACCATCCTTACCGACTTCTACCCAAGGCAGTAAAGCCCCGCCAGAGATAGATCTATCATCTTTGTCGATAGAAGAGTTCGACGCTTTGCCTAAAGCAACTTTGGCGCGTCTACGTGGCGATACTTTCTAGGTGGTGCCAGTTTGCGGAGAGGGGGTCTCCGCGATAGGAGGCAGGGGGCTTCGGCCCTCTCCTCCACCTTTTTAATACAGGAGCACATACGATGCATGTTGGAAAAAACAAGAAATGTACATTGAACGCCAGTGGGCCAAAAAGCAGACCAAAGCCAAAGCCACCAAAAACTAAGGGATACTAATAGCTTGTGTAAAGTATAGGTAACGCTTATAATTCGATATACGTGGGGTCTACGATAGTGCCTAGTTGACCGACTTACTTCAAAGACGGGCCTTGGTTTCAGCGCCGAAAAGCTGACGGTGGATAGGTCGCTCCGTAAGTGACCACGCAGACTAAAATTAATTTAATGGAGGCCGATAATGGCTACTACTAATTTTGCTGCGCTGACCTCTGAGCAGAAAACCGCATGGAGTTTAGACTTCTGGCGGATGGCCCGTAACAACAGCTTTATTAATCAATTTGCTGGTTCGGGCGCGAACTCAATGGTTCAGCGCGTAACGGAACTTAAAAAGTCCGAAAAAGGCGCTCGCGCCGTACTTACCTTGATTGCGGACTTAACCGGTGACGGTATCGTCGGGGACTATACCCTCGAAGGTTCAGAAGAAGCGATCAACAGCTACGATAAAGTAATCCGAATTGACCAACTCCGTAATGCAAACCGCATTGCTGGTCGTTTGGCTGATCAAAAGTCAATTGTGAATTTTCGAGAAACTTCACGCGACGTTTTGGCCTACTGGATGGCTGACCGCATCGACCAAGTAGCGTTTTTAACGCTTGCTGGCGTTGCATACACTCAGAAAAATAACGGCGGT